CTCGTTTTCATAAGTTGTCGATTTCTTCGCCATTTGTTCACCCTTTCATTAGCGATTGCTAACAATTATCGTATCCCATTGCCCGCCTCACTGCGGCCCACGCGTCAAGAATTGCCGCATCTGCCTCACTGATTAAACCGTGTAACTGACAATCATTCCTTAGACATCCTCTTATGTTGAGCAATAAATCATGCATGGCGCATAAGTCCTCGTTTATTTCCTCTAGAAGAGAAGTATCTTCTTTACTCCTGAATTTTAGAACATTATCCATTGTCACACCGCGCAGTGACCTGGCGGCGTGCCCGTGTTCTTGTTCGACCAGCCAAAATCCCAGGCCCCGTTTGCCGGCGTGCCGCTTGGATGTGGGTTCGTCGCCTGCAACGCCCCCGCCGCCTTTGCATTGCGTCCTTCCGCATAGGCGCGGATCAGCCGCGATCCCGGCTGGCATTGGTTGATTTCTTGCGTTCCAGCAAAATGCGATCCGTAGGAAAAATATAGCTTACCAGCCATTTTCTACGCCTTTCCGATCACCAGCGCCCTAAAATCCGGATCCCGCGAAATCTGTTCGATCACGCGGCGCCTGGCGACATGATCACCGCCAGGCTTGAAGTCAGGAAAGATCCGGCACAGCATTTCATATTGCGCAAAACTCATCCGCAGCACCGGCCGGCACCATTCCAGGGTGCGGCCCTCAAGCTCACGATTTTCCCGCATGATACGGTCCTCCGTCAGCGAGGAATGGACGCGATGCAGCGTAAGATCATCCCAATAGAAGCGCTGCAATTCGCCTCCGTCCACGCTGACGAAATCAGGTTTCATGCCGTCACCGCCACTGTGTAGTCGATGTCGCCAATGATGCCGTTGGCATCGTCGGCGAAGACATGCACCTGCCAGTCGACGGACATCATGCGGATTTCCGACAGGCCCTTTTTCGCCAGCGGCTCGACCTGGTAGCCTCTGAGGTAATCCATGCCGATCGTCGACGGGTCCAACATGAACAGATTGGAAACGCCAACAGCAACGTCAGGCTGAATCCGATTCGGGACCAGGTCCAGCGTCACGCCGAAATCGGTCACGAAGACGTTGACGGCGCCTTTTGCGGTAGCGGCGCCTTCGCCCGTGCCGATTTCTTCCGTCATCGTGGCAATGCGCGCCGAGCTGGTGAAACAATACTCGGAGAACTTGCGGATTGCGCCAGGCCGGCCCATGAGCACGGAAGGATCACCGCCCAGCTCGTAGATCTTCTGCGCCATGTCGCGGACCATCGTTTCGGTGAGCGCCCGCTTGGTGCCTTGCGTGATCGCCGGAATCAACTTCGTGCCGGTATTGAACCCCGGCACGGATCCCGTGGCGCCCATCAATGCATTGGTGTTGAGGAAGGCGCCTATGCCGGCCGTCTGCCCCGGCACCGTGGCGCCGTCATCGGCAATCGAACCCTGCCCCGACAGGCTGATTGCCTCGACATCGCGCTTGAGCTCCTTTTGCCGCTGCATCACCTGGTAGGCTAGTTCGCGCGTCGAACCGATGGTGTCGCTCGAATCGGCGCGGCTCGACACCTGCACTGTCTTTGTCGAAATCTGGCAGTGATTGCCCAGGCGCGCGCCGACGCGGGTGTCGTTGGTCGTGTCCTGGTTGGAACCGTCGATCTGCTTGTTGGCGAGGTTTGGCGCCGCCAGCTGGTCGGTCGTCCATTCCTCGTATTCGTTGTTTGCCGTCCCCTTGCCGATCATGTTGGTAAGCGGCAACGGTACGTTGGAGATGTCCCAGATCTTGTCTAGGACATCTTCGTGTATCAGCCCTCCGGCCAACGCGGCTTTCAGGTCGGCACTATCAAGATTTGCGGTCGCCATTTCATCCACCTAACAGCTTGACCACGGCGCCCACCTTGTCGCCTTTTTCGGCAATGGCTTTGGCCTGGTCGGTTGCATTCGGCTGACGTGGCTTTCGCTGTGAAGTCGGCTCTTTGGACGGGATCTTTTCGCGCGTGCCAGCCTTCAGGCGGTCATAGCGATCGCCCTTGCGGATGGCGTCCATTGCGAATTTGATCAGCCTGGCATCGCGCACGGCGCCGACTTCGAACTTGTTGAAGCCGTAGGTGCCAAGCACTTCCTCCAGGCGCGTCCGATCGCGGATCTTCACCTGCACGTCAGACCATTCGGGAAACCACTCGTTCAACTGTCCGCGCGCTTTCTCAAGGGCGGCCGTGGAATCGGCTTGCATGTCGGTAAAGGCCCTCGCCAGAACGTCAGGTGGAACCACCGACGTTAACCGCATGACAACATCATCCAACTGTGAACGGGCTTGAATCACTTCGCCTTGCGCGTGCTGTTGCCAGTCCTCGAACTCATCGCGCTTTGTCTCGAAATCGCGCGTGGCCTTGAAATGGTCCTTCAGTTGCCCAAGCGTGACCGGCTCCTGCCCTGCCTCCAGGGGAATTGCCAGGTCGAATATTGCTTCCGGTTTGAGTTCATGCTCCTCAGCAAACTCGACAACCGTCTTCTGCTTTTTGCGCTTCTTCTGGCCCTCGCCTTCGTCGCGCTCGTCTTCATCAAGCTCCAGCGCCGGCCGGTCAGATTTGAGGCGTTCCCGGCCGGCGCTGTCGTCGGATTCCGTCTTGCCGTGTGCGGCGGCATCATCACCCGACTTTTCCGGCGCTCCGGGGGATCCAAATAGCGCCGAAACCTCATCGATCTTCCTGGCCTGGCCGCGCTTGCGGCGATCGTCTTCAGCCTGGCGCCGGGTCGCCTCGCGCTGCCGCACGTTCGGCTGCGCGTTCGGCTCTGCTGTAGCCGTTGCCGGCTTCTGATCCGCCGTCGCCCTCTGGTAACGGTTCTGATTCGAATCCGAGCGTGGCAAGTTGTCGGCAGACATAATCAATTCCCCTTAGACGAACGACTATTTCCGCTGTTTTTTGCTCCAGGCTTCCCGGCTCCAGCGCCATTTCCCGCAGCGCGTTTGCCGTCAGCTCCGCCTCCAGCAGCGCCAGCACCTGCGCCGTTAGCGTCCTTGATAGCTTGCGCCTGAGTTCTGGCTCCAATGACATCGACAACGCCTCCAATTTCCAGTTCCTGGCTTTTCAACATCGCGTCGATCACGGCTTTGAAATAGTCGAATTGCGTTTCCTGGTCGGTCTTGTACTGGCCGGCCTGTGCCTTGATTTGTTCCGGTATCGCCAGGATCCGCGCCTGCAAGTCGCTCGCCTGTTTCGCCTGTTCCTGTTGCATTTGCTGTTTCTGCTGGCCGGCTTGCTGCGCTTGATCGCTGGTCGGATCGATGAAGTAGGATTCGGCATCATTGATCAGGTTCAACCGCAGCCAATCGCACGTCATCTTGTAGAGCCCCGGCTTGCTGCACATTTCGCCTTCAAGAGCTTGCAAGCCCGCCTGGTAGAGCTGAATTCCCTGCAACAGCGTCGTCGCCTGCAGCATCCTTTCGCCAAAGGACGGCGCCACAGTCACCTTGCAATGCGTCCTGGCCTGCCATTGCGTCGGGTCGGCCGTTACCCACTGTTCGCCAACCTTCAGCTGAATCGGCCCGCCGTCGCCATCGCGCAGCTCTGCGTGCGCCAGGAGAAACAACCGGCGCACCATCGATTCCGCCAGGTTGCGCGCCATGTAGGAAATCAACAGCTCGGCCGCCGAAAACACGCGCTCGGTCCCATGCGCCGTGTCGCCAGGGATGGCGAGCTGCGCCCCGATCATGTCCAGGCCGGCGCCGCCCCGCTCTAGCCTCGCCTTGTCAAATTCCTCCAGCGCCATCTTGATCGACGGGCCAACGTCGATCACAGGTATAGGCACAATAGACGTTGGCGATTTGATCCGCACAGGCCCGCCCGCGCGCGGTGTCAGCAAGTCGGCCGCTTCCACCTGGCCAGTAACGGCGCCGTAACGGCCAAAGGAACAATTCTGGATGTTGTCGATCCATTGTCTAAATAGCTCGGTCTTGCCGTCTTGTACTTGGTAGAGCTTTTCCGACAGCGCCTCGCCTTCATGCCGGTTGCTGACCGGAAACGCCGTGCCGCACGCATAAGGAATCCGGTTCACCGGCTCGGGATCCAGCAGCCAGCCTTCGCTTTCCCTGGTGCGATCGCCGATCCAGCATTTGTATAGGTACGTGCGGTCGTCATTCTCATCGAACGTCAGCCGCGCATAGGATTCGTAGACGCGGACAATTTCGCCCTGCATCACGACCGGCTCAACCTGGCCGGTCATGCCGCGCCTGGTGTTGTGGCCTTCCTCGCCTGAATTTTTCTCCGTCGCCGGCAATGCCTTGACCACATTCCAAGGCACTCCCATGCGGCTCAGTTCATCGCGGGTCTTATAGTGGATTTCCCCGCACAAGGTGCAGTTATCAAGCTCCTGCTCTTCATAGTCGGGATCAATGAAAAACCGATCATTGGCAACGGCAATCATCGACAGGCGGTTTGATGATTCCGTAACCTCGACGCGCGCCGTCTTCTTGTCGGGATCATAGCTGACAAGGCGCCGTTCCTTGCCCTGCTCGGATTCGGCAAGCACGGGCAAATCTTCGGCCTCTACATCGTCATGCTTGACCGTGTAATTGAGCTTGTCGACACGCCACCAGCACTTGATATAGCCATTGCGATACATCAGCGCGTTTTGCACACCGTCTAAAATCTTCCTGAATCCGCCATTGTCTTCGATCAGCACTTTGTTGACGGCCCGGCTTTCGGCTTTGGCGCCTTGCTCGTCGTCGGCGTTGTTGGCGTTGAACGTCACAACCTGGTCGGCTGAAAATGAAATGACCATCTGCGCGCACACGGCCGTGATCATCGAATTGACATCGCCGGATTGCACCTGGCTGCGCCCATCCTGCTCGGTCCCGGTCGGCGCCCCTGTGAACTGATCCCAGGCGCGTGAACGCTGCTTGGCCTTGTCGGATTGCGCGGAAATGGCTTGCTCTATGCGTTGCCGCAGCGCGGTAACGATCTTGGCATCATATTGGCGACCTAAAGCAGCCATCGCAATTGACCATCACGGGAGCGCGCTCTACCCCGTCCAGTCGGGCGCACCAGCAAGCCAGGATCGTTCGCCACCGCGTAAATTCTGGCGGCATCGGCAACGTGTGAGGTCCAATCGTGAAGAGCCCTAGTTTTGTACGCGCGGTTGTCATTGTCAAACACAAAACGATAGTTGCATAACGATTCCAGAAACCGCTCGGCGCGGTCCTGGCTGATCCAAACATGCGGTAGAATCGCTCGCACCGCTTCAATGCCATCTTCCACGCTCCAATTCACGTTAGGCTCGAACTCGAGACCGAGATTCGACGCGATTTGCGCGCGGCTCTTGCCGGAGCCATATTCCGTCACCTGCAGGTCATGCGGCCCGAAATGGCCGGCATAGTTTGCCGCCCATTCCTTGGCTTGCACGTCCTTGATGATGTCGGGAAGCTTGGTCAGCGTGTATTCATCGCAACAGATCACGCGCAACTCGGATCCGGCTCGCTGCCAGTGAATCACCGCCGTCGCATCGGCCCAGCCAAGATCCCAGCTTGTGAACACCGGCAAGGTTTCATCGAAATTGACTGTCGTGTAGCGGCCCTTTGCCTGCAGCTCGTTCATTTCCGCGCCGTAGACGGCGCCGATCAGTGCGGCATTGAAGCTGCACATCATTTCTTGCATGAACATCGCTTCCGGCACTTGCGGATCGCGCCGCATCGCCGCGATTTCTTCCGGCGTCACCATGTCGGTCTGCGTGCAATCGTATTGGAAATATGTCCAATCGGGATCATCGGCCGGCGTCCTACTGAGGTCATACAGCATGTTCATGCGGCCGCGAGGAGTTCCCATCATCAACGCCCGCCCGCGCCGATCGGCCAGGCAAGGTCTAAGCACGCTCGACCACAGTCTAGGGTCACAATCCGCAAGCTCATCGACCGCAACTTTATCAATGTAGACGCCGCGCAGTGATTCGATATTGTCTGCACCGTATAGACTAAACTTGCCGCCGTTCGGTTTAAACACCACTTCAAGGTCACTCTTGTTGGTATCGAACAGCCGCGGATCGCTACACGTCGTCGCCAGATAATCCCACGCAAGTTTACGCGCCTGGTTGCGAAACGGCGCAATGTAGGCAACGCGCGGATAGGGCAACGGACATGACAGCATGGTTTCCAGCAAGTCAAACACCGCCATGACCGTCTTGCCGGCGCGACGATGCATCACCGCGCATCTATGCCGTTTCTGGCATTGCATCACCTGGAGCTGGTGCGGCTTCGGCCGGAAATTGATCTTTATGCTGATAGGCGCCACGGCTTACCGCAAGCCAGGCAACGGCGCACCCACCAGGCCCATCAATGCATAGATGATTACGATCACACCAATGACGATCGACAGCATCTTGACCAGCTTGTTCAACGGCTGCGGCACTGGCAGGAAATCACACACCCACCACACCAGGCCGATCACGATTGCCACCACCAGGACATATATCAACGTTCCCAACATTGCCGCCTCCTTTATGCCTTGCCGCCCGCCATCATCACGCCGTTGACCATGACCGCATAGGTGGCGCCGATCGGCACCGTCAGCGCCGCCACATAGTCCGCGGCAGGATCCGGCGCCGGCTGAACCGTCGCCGGCCCCATCCACGCCAGGCACTGCTCGCGCGATCCGTTGAACTGGTTGCAGTCAACATCGCCCTGGATCCCCGACACAACGCCCCTGTCGGTGTACTGCCATAGCGACCACACCGGCCAGGTTTCATCCGGCCAGCTCGGTCCTGAATTGTTCCATTGCGAAATCCACAGCGCGCAAGCGCCGAAATCAGGATAATTGGCGTTGCCTATCTGCTCTTTGAGCAATGCCCCGCCATAGATCGCAATCTGCAACGTCGCATCGTCCGCCCGTATCGCCGCGATCGCCTCGTCCAGGTCGTCCAGCGTACACGCCGCGTCCTCGTAATCGATGCACACCCGTGCGCCTGGCTCCGGTTCGGCAAAGCTCAGATAGTTCTGCATCTGCGCGCCGGCATCACCATGCTTCAGGAAATGGTAGCTGCCCCACGCCAGGCCGGCTTTCTTGGCCGCACTCTCACGCGCCTTGTAGGTCGTGTCGGTGAACGTCTTGCCTTCCGTCGCCTTGTGGATCACGCCGAGAACGCCAGCGGCTTTCACCCTGACGAAATCAGTCACCGTATTGTGGTGCGATAGATCAATAATGTGACAGTTAGGCACGGCGCCGCACTCCTCTTTGATTCGGCGCCGCACCGCCCTGGTTTATAACGTCGCTCCCCTAACAGCGCCCGAAACCGTTAGAGGAGCTATTGCAGCCTACATTCACTAGGATCACGCTCATCGGGATTGCGCTCTCTATGCTTCGCTCGGCTGCAATTCAAAACAGGCTGATCAGAGATCAGAATAAATGGAAAGCCAGCACCAGCACAAATATGATTATCGCTGGCGTCCAGAAATACGCGTTCATAACTCACCCTCCGCTCTTACACTCACGCTGCCGTCAGGCGTTGCCCAGGCAAATTCCAGCTCGAATTGATTATCCGCATCGGCCCGCTTGCGAACCTTCGCGTCAGCCGGTCCATAAAGCCTGTCCATTACCGCCAGCGCGATCTTTGCCGCCTCACTGGGCGCTATCGTTATCTTGCTCCTGGCGTGAACCGACATCGCCAGCAAATTGCAGGCGAACACCACGGGCTCGCAGCCCAACGCTTCGACACACGCGGCATGGAGCTGCCCTGGTGTCAGCCGCATGTCAATCTCGTGATCGTCCAGCATGGAGCGGATCAGCTCCATGCTCTTGCCATTGCGCCTGTCGAACTGTTTACGCCGCCCCTGTTCCGCTGCCATGCATCATATTCCTTATGCTATTTCAACGGCTTATACGTGGCCTCGCGCGCCTGGCGCATTTCTACCAGCTCACGCGCCGCGCGCCCCGGCACGATCGCCAAACATCCACCATTGCTGCAGGGCGGTTAAGTTTCTGCCCGCTTCCTTGTCCTGCTCCTCGCGCAAGATCTTCTCGATTTTCTGCTGGTCCTCGCTCTTCTGGCGCGGCATTGCGCCCGACAATCCCAAGGATCCGTAAGGCTTTGGCTTTCTGGTCATTCCACTTGTCCCGCTTGTGGATCCTGCGCGCCTCGCGCGTGATCTTCGCCCAGGCTGCCTCCGTCAATTTGTTGTTAAGATCTTGTTTCACGTGAAACTCTGTTCTTGACACGTTCTTACGATAGCATTTGTCCGATTCGTTGGAAAATCATTTTGCGCAAGGGATTTTCGCCCGCAATCATGCCCATGAAAAACCTCTCCGGCGTCATCGGCGGGTCCTGGATCGGCGTCAGCGGAATCTGCGATTGTTGAAGCGACGCTAGCTCATTCGTAGGTCCGTATTTCTGCGCCGCCTCGAAGATCCCCGGCGTGCCAGGCTGCGTCGGCGTCTGGCCCTGCTCTGTCGCGCCCGCCAACTGCACGTGCCACGGCTCATAGCTCATCGGAAACGACAGGCCGAAGCCTGGCGCAGCCTGATGCACCCACTGCGCTGTTTCCGGCGACACGCGCCCGCCGCCCGTGCCAAAGCCGTAAAGATCCGCCGCCAGTCCGAAATTATGCCTGGAATGGCCTGGCGCCGCCACCATATGGCCGCTCTTGTCGCTCGCGTCCCATAGCTGCTGTTGGCGCGCGATCGAACGATAGCCACTGGTCAGGCCGAGCTGCGCTTGCACTTCGGGCGGCGCCGCCGCGTATAGCGAATCCAGCGCCGCCGTGAAACGCGGATCCAGGCCGCTGATCGCGTCAGGACGCGTCGCGCCACCGTAAAGACGGTAGGGAAAATTTGCCATACCAATTTCTCCTCTGGGTTGTTCTCCGTGCCTCGATTTTTGCCCTCAGTTTCCCTCAAAAGCGTTCTTTGTTCGTTTCGGCGGCTCCAACGTAGAAGAATAAGACTCTGTCGTTGATGGAGCTGTAGCCGCAAGGCTACACGAAAATTTGCGCCGCATTCGCCCTTCAGCCCATCGCTTCAGCCGCAAGGTCTTTTCTCGCGCCTCCAGGAACGCCACCTGGCCAAGCTCCTTTGCAACCCAGTATTTCAGGCTCAGATAGCGATAGGCGCCCTTGCCGATTCGCTTGAAGCGCTGCACGGTGCGAACAAAGCCATTCAGCCGCAGCCACGCCACGGCGCGGTTGACTGTCACGCGATGCAAGCCGATTGCCCTGGCCAGCACGCCTTGCGCCGGCTGCGTCGTGCCGCTGCCGGCGTTCTCCCATTCCATGAGCTGCAAAAACACCGCCTGGCACGATGGCTGATAGCCAGGCACCTTGCGCATTCTGTTCAAAAGGCGGGAAATGTGGCGATTTTCATACAACATGTGATCAGCTCCGCTCTTGCGCGGCTGCCGGTCCTGCTGTAAAAACCGAATTGCACAGTTCGGCTTTCACTGCTAGCGAGACCGGCAAAGTACCGCAAATCAGTGATTCTGATACTAAAGCAAAACCCCGCCCTCACAAGCGGGGTTTTGTTTTTTCAGTCCAGCAGTCCATGCGCCGCGCTCAGTCCAGCGCCCGCCGCCGCACCGCCGAGCAAAGACTTTCCAACCATCCCTTTCATCTGGTTCGCGATCAGCCCGCGATAGCCGGTCATCGGCACGTGCGTTTCATCGCCGGCCGCAACCCGCACAATGTCCCAAAGCACTCGCGCCTTCGTCCCCCTGGCCGGCCCGTCGCGGCCGAATCCGCCAGAACTCTTTTCCTTCATCATCTGGTTGAGCATCGACACCGGATTGACATCGCCGGTCTTGGAAATCACGCCAGGTCGCTTCGCCATCGACAAGAGCTGCCATTGGCTGCGCGCCTTTTCCCACTTGGCAAGCGTCCCTTCCTGGCCGCGTTTCTTGGTCACATTGCGGATAAGATCATCCAGGCGCTGAATTGCATTCTGCACCGTCTCGCCGCTCGACGTGTCGCCTTTGGCGTAAAGATCCGCCGCCCGCGCCGACAGCTCGGAACGCGTCTGCATCATCTCTTCACCATCATAGATGCCGCCCCTGGCGTCGGCCTCTTCGATCATGTCGTTGACGATCTTCTGTCCCATCGACTTGCCGGCAGGTCCTTTCTTTTGCGAAATCCCTTTCAACACACTGGAAACATCGCCGGCGCCGACACCTGGCAACTCCTTTTGCACCGCTTCGAACAGCTGCCCCGATTCCGCTTCGGCCGTCGCCAGGTGAAATGTCGGATCAATCGACGTAACTTCCTGCGGCTTCGGCAATCCCAACGCGTCGGCCAGCTTGGTCGCCGTCAGCGCCTGGTTGTCCGCCTTCACCTGGCTTGCGAACATGTCGAACGGCGTCCCTTCGCGCACCGACGCCACCAGCCTGGCCGGCGAACCGGCCCTGGTGCCGGCGCCGAGCGGCGATCGGTAGCCGTGGCCTTCGGCCGTCTCGCGCAATTGTTTGGAAATGTCGGTCGTGATGTCGGCGCCAGCCCGCTCCGTCTGCGCCAGTGCCGCCGTCTCTTCAGCCGTCGCCAGGTCGGCCGGCGTTGCCGCCGCACCCGCACTGCCTGGCTGCTGCACGCCCGGCCTCAATTCGGGCGCCACGCCGCCCTCAGGCACCATGTTTTCGATCGCCGCAGCATTGGCGCGGCCGGCGTCAATTCGCGCCCCAGCAGCCTCTACGCCGGCCGCAATGCGGTTCTGCGTGGCGCCGAGCAAGCCACGCACGACCGGAATCGCCGACAGGATCCCTTTCGCCGCCGCTCCGCCGGCAATGTTCAGGCCGGCCGTCTCCAGCGCGCCGATCATTCTTTGCTCGAATCCGCCTGGCCTGAGCGCCGTAATGCCAGCGCCCGCGCCGGCTTCGGCCAGTAATGCCGGGATGAAGCCCATGCCCCCCGTAGCGGCTCCAGCCGCCAGGCCCGCCGCAGCTTCAGGCGCGAATCCACCCACGGCTTCGGCGATCGGCGCACCCGCCGCCGCCGCACGGGTCCGCGCCTCCAAGCTCGCAACATCCGGCGCCACGTCCGTACCAGGCAACATTTCGCCAACGCCCAGG